CCACCCTGTTGGTGGAGCACCTCAAGTTGACGCTTTTGTCAACATCCGAGTCTAATGACAGTAACAGACCACACAAAGACCGACATAGTCGAATCTTCAATAGAGAGGCTCGTTTTCGAGCCCTTTTATCCTGATGATCCGAAGGCGCCAGCCGCGTGGTCCATAGATTACGTTCGCCCAAGTAGGGTTCGCGTTTTCGAGGAAATCACGCCTAATTCTGGTGGCAATACGCATGCTTGGAAAAGCTTCGAGCACTTTAAGAGTGCTTCTGCTGATCCGACTGCGGAATTGTCAGAGATCACTATCTCGACTTCCGTCCGCGCCGCTAATGATTACGGCGCTGCCGGTGGAAGAGTAAGTGACCCCTATGCTGGATATCAAGTGTGGATGTTCGGAGAATGCGGTAGGTTCGATCAGGATCTACCGTCATATTATGCCAAGAGGGCGGACGGTGGCTTCGTGCCACCGCCGGCTAACCTGGATGTATTGCGGCAGACGTCACTTAACGTCATGTTGCCGTATATCCGTGCTGAAATGAGTTTAGTAAACTCACTCATTGAGTTGAAAGACTTCAAATCGCTTGGTAAATATGCGAAATCCCTACACGTCGCAATGCTTAGCTTGTATAAGCTGTGCAAAGGGGCGGGTAGGTTAAGTCTCCGGGCGGCTGCTGAAACGTACTTACAGTACAAGTTCAACTTCCGCCCACTTCTAGCTGACATTCGTGGCTTTGTTGCCGCGATAAGAAATGCGCAAAAGCGGGTTATCCTGCTAGTCGCAAATCAGGGCCGTCCGAGAACGCACCATTTCAGGCGCGTAATCGAAGAGGGTGACACCGTAGGACAAGACACAGCGGGATCTGTGAGCTTAGATTACTATCTAGGCTACCAGACAACCTCGTCGGTCAAGTTCTATAGGAGTGTACTTTCTATGCCGGCTATATTTCACGCCGAGATTGAGTACAACTATAACTACTCAAATCTCCAGGTCCAGTATGCTGGACTACTCGCTACTCTCGATAGTCTTGGGGTTAGTTTAAATCCCCAGATTATTTGGAATGCGATACCATGGAGTTTTGTGATTGATTGGGTGGCTGGCATAGGCCAGTTTCTCAGCCAATTCCAAAGCAGAGCGTTGGAACCTCAGCTAAACATTAGGCGATACCTCTGGAGTGTCACTCGGCGGCGTAATATATACCTTACGAAGGATCATACCTTCAACAGGCGGTATACGACGCAGCTTCTGGACACACAGAGGATCACAATGCCGGCAGTCCTGCAAACGGCTTATCGCCGTGACGTGGGAATGCCGACATCCAGCTCGATAACATCGAGCGGCTTGAGCTCAACCGAGTTCACGCTTGGCGCTGCATTGGTCTACTTAAAGGCCAGCAACCGCCGCAAACGGAAGGGGAATTAGTTCCGCCTCCTTTCGCTAAACGATAGGGACTTGTTAAATAGAAAACTATGCTCAGTAATACACTGAACACCAACGAAGTCAAGGACTCTGCAGGCGTGGAAGTTGAATTCACACGCATTAAGAGTTCCGACCGGGACACGGAGTTCGCTAAGATTAGCGAAAGCCCTGCTCTCCCGCACCGGCTCAAGGTTTCACACCAAGAGACTGGTCTGGGATTCAAGAGACGCCGCCGATCTGTTGTGCGCTTCGACAAAACGTCGATGAGCACCGTGGATTCGGTGACGCCTGTTACGACTTCCGCTTACCTCGTCTGTGATGCACCGGTTGGTGCAATCACTACGACTGCGGAGCTCGTCCACGTCATCGCCAACCTCCTGTCGTTTGTGGGCACCACTGGTGCCGCAACGACTGTGTTGTTCGATGGTACGGGGAACGGCGCGAAATGTTTGACCACTGGGGAGCTTTAATACCTCTCCTGTGGAAGAACATTCCATCCTCTTAATCATCATCTCCGCTTTCATCGTTGTCGTGTTGTTACACGCTTTGATGAGGCGGAAGTGATGGTGTCGGCCTGTCGGGGAAATACCCCGGCGGGCTGGCATCAAATAGAGGATATACTGGTCATCTGCATCTGGGCCCTAATAAGGCTGTGGAGTACAGTTAGTAGTACTCTGCAAGACATGTATTGCGATCGACCCCGAACGGAAAAGATTCCGTATCGGTGGCGGCAATTATGCTTGGGAGTATCGCCCTTGGGCGAACTCGCAGGCGTACTGCTAGAACGGGTTGTCCCCACGCAAGTGGGGCGTCCTGCCATAGCAGATGGTTTCCATTGCTAAGGTCTTCTCCCACGTAAACGATAACCGACCGGGAAACTGGTCGGCGATTCGCGATGTGAGGAAGATTGATCTGATCGAGTGATGTAATTATCATTAGATTATGACACAGTGTCGCACTTCGATGATGCGTTAGTACGTGGTGTTACTGAGCGACTTGCAGGTATATACCTACTATGACTCCCAGTATGGAGTTTATACTCCTCGCCACGCTGCTTCCGCACGCACAAATGCGTCTGAGGTCAGCGTCAACTAACGGTATCTTAGAGCAGGATGTTCCCTGGAGCGAGCAATCGCTTCTCCGGAATACCAACCTACTCTTTGAATACGAACGGACCGAAGGACTTAGCTTCTTGACTAAGAAGCTACCATCGTTGGGAAAAGGCCTGGACAAGGCCCTATCCATGCAAATACACTTCTCAGCAGCCGACTATGGTTTCAAACCCATGGTTTTGCCAGCTACGGACTCGCGTCCGGAAACTGTTACTGCGCTCCCCGAGTTTCTATTCGAGGAGTTCGAACGTGTACTGCATATTGACGGTGGTGTCCGCGAAGACGCAGACAAATGGTCTGTCGCCTTGATAAGGCAGATTTGTTACTTATACTATAAGTACGACTGTCCATACTCACATGAGCAAGAACAACGAGTCCTCAACGAGTTCGAAAGAACCGAAGAGGAGCTTAAAGAACAATCTGTTGCAGGGCAACTTAGCCCCTGTGATAGTCGCATTACTGCCATTGATCGCCGACGGAGGCGCAGCGCTCGTGAGAGCGGTTCTGCGTATCTTCCGGCGAAGGCGGAAGTAGTGCGTGCGGCCCAGGATCTACTTGAAAAAGTATTCTTGGGTTTCAATCCTCGCGATATAACGCCAGCGCACGGACCTGGGGCCGTTTCCACGAAGGAACGGCTCTGGGAAAAGTACGTTTGGAGTAACGTTGCGGATTGTACGTCACAATACTACCCGGTTGACGAATATTATTTCGTCAGCATGGGGCACGTGTGTGATCGTATACAAGAGCTAAATGCTCTTACCAGTAAGTCTAACCCGGCCCAGGTTATCTTGGTGCCGAAAGACTCGCGCGGCCCTCGCCTCATCTCTTGCGAACCCGTTGATAAACAATGGGTCCAACAGGGACTAAGCAGGGCTATTGTTCAGCACGTGGAACGACACAGTCTCACCCGAGACCATGTCCATTTCACCGATCAGTCACGCAACCAGTATGCGGCATTACATGCCAGCAAAGATGGTGCGTATGCGACGCTCGACTTGAAAGAGGCGAGTGACCGCGTTTCAACTGATCTTGTCAGGCTACTATTTCCTCGCCATATGGTTGAGGCTCTTATAGCGTGCCGAAGTTCGTGTACAAAGCTGCCGGACGGCAGGGTCTTGGTACTAGAGAAATACGCCCCAATGGGTTCAGCATTATGCTTCCCAATAATGGCGTTGAGTATCTGGGCGATCCTATCCGCCGCAGCCCCCGACAGACATACGAGTGATCGTATGCTTGTGTATGGCGATGACGTGATTGTCAAAACGCAGTATGCGTCGTGCGCAATCGAACAACTGGAGTCGTTTGGTTTAAAAGTAAACCGCGACAAGAGTTGTACCAGTGGATTCTTCCGAGAATCCTGTGGGATGGATGCCTTCAATGGCCTCCGTGTCACACCTGTCAGAATTAAGACAGTCTGGTCGTCCCGCCGCTCCGCGGCCGTTCTTAGTAGCTGGGTAGCTTATGCCAACCAGTTCCTAGAACGGGGGTTCCGTAGTACCTACCTTTATATGGTAGGGTTACTGTACCGTGTTTACGGTCAGATTCCGGACAGTGACATGCATTTAGCGTGTCCCAGTCTTACTTGGATTCCCGAATTCATGCGCCCAACAGTTAGACGATGGAACAAGCACCTTCAAAAGTGCGAGTACAAAGTCTGGACTGTGGCTTCTCCACCTATGTACAAGGAAATCGACGGTTGGTCAATGCTGCTGCGCTTCCTCACGGAAGCACAAAAGCAACGATTACACGGCGATATGCCTTGGGTGGATCATGATCTTGGCCTACCGCTACCCTATGAAGGGCGCGATAGGTTCGAGGTCCGTAAGTACACCCCACGTCGACGTAGCATGCTACGACGACGTTGGCGAGGAGCGTGATCCGC